TTCCAAGAATGATAGGGTCTTGTTTTAAATCACCATCTCTGTAATATCCAAATACTGTACAACCTTCTATAAGTCCATGTTGAGTTCCTATACCCGAGAGTCCAGCTGCAGTTGTAGGCAGAATTACTTGACACCAAGGTAAGTCGGGTGTTGCAATCCATTGTTTATTATCAGTGTGGATTCCATGTATACGTACACGTACTCGACCTATCTTTAAAGGGTCTTGTCTATCTTCAACTATACCATAAAAGTAATCCATTATATCTCCTTCGGTGATTTATCACTATCTGCTAAACCTGGCGCATCCACAACCTTCATTGTGTAACTTTCTTTTGCACACTCTAAATGCATTACCCCTGTTGCAGTACCTATGTCTATGTTGCAACTAAGGTCGGTTATTAGATATCTATCATCATTCAACGTGTCACTAACGTTACCATCTATTGTTTCTGCATTTGGAATGTTTAATTTAATAACTGTCCCTACTGAGATATCTGTTCTTAATGGTATCGTTACAATTATTTTATGTTGTTCTAAAATTTCTAGTAAAGCACTTCTTTCTAATCTTGCATTGTCTTTGTTTTTACTTCCACTAAAAATTTCATCGGTTGAAATATCATCTGCATTATCAAAGGAGTGGTTTGACGTGTATCCATATTCCACTTTAGTTTCAAATGCTTTGTTCATTGCAAGGTCTACATCAAGTTCAATTATACTTGGTGCTTCCCTTTCGTCCATCTGATTGTTAGCAGATAACATAACTTCTTCATCATCTGTTATTATCAATGGAAAGCCTGAGACATGTTTCTGACCTTTAGACATTGATTCTTGATAATCGTAAATAATGTCTTCTTCTAGTTTTCTAACTGGGTCATATATTTTCATAGATGAACCATATGCACCACCAATCAATCCAGCAAGTGTATCAAACTCTTGGGGTTTATAGTAATTGAGTATAACACTATTGAGACCGCCTGGAGCATTCAAATCAGTTTGGTCTGTTTCCAAATTACTCTGAGTCGGTTTAAAGGTAAACTCAATTGGGAATTCTCTTTGCATCATTCCTTCTACTGAACCAAATCTAAATCCACCATTAAGAGTCTGATAGAAAAACATTGAGTTTTTCCATCCTTCACTTACTTCTGAGTTTGCAGTGTTGACAACGTAATCCATAAATCTATTCACTGACCAATTGGGACAAATGAATTGATGATTTGTTGTTTCAGTACCTTCCCATAAATCAAATTCTTCGGGTTGGAAGTTTGCTTCGTCTAATAATGCATCCTGTAACATTTGACCTTTAGAACCTCTGAAAACTCTACTAAGTCTTTTCTTATTAACATAGAATTGTCTAGGGTCAACAAATTTTACTACATAAGACATGGTAGACTCTTTGGGTCTTTGAGTGTTTTCTACTTTGTATATTCTGAAAGTCTTATCAATAGTAAACTCTTTTGCAGCTTCTTCATCAAATCCTTCTTTTTGTTTTACAGATATACGAATAAACTCTTGTCCAGTAAAACGATAATTTTTAAGTAATCCTACCCCATCGATAAATGATGCTTGGCCCGAACAGAATTTACTGAAGATTGATTCATATAAAGTTATACCAATACATACAGCATCAACCACGACTGTCTCACCGTGTTGATTTATAATTGTAAGTGCTTCGATGGAAAAACCACCAGCAGTAAAATTGCCTTGGGCCATTATGAACTCATTATTCTATCAAACTCTTGCACTACTTTTCTTATGTACGTTGGTCTAATAATTTTTATTAATCTTTTCTTATCGTTTATATCAAACTCATCTTGCCATAGTGATACTGAAGTATATCCATTTTCAAAATGATTTTTTCTTAATCCGTTACTATCTTTATAATATGCAATACCATCTATTTGATTAACTGCATTTAGAATTGTGGAAGTCTTATTAGAGATATCACCAGTAATAGTATCTCCACCATCAAAACCTAGTTTACCTTCTACTCCAATTCTATTATATGTAGGTTGCACTTTAATGATGTGTGCTTCGTTACCATCGTTGGCCACAATCTTTTCCCCCAATAGAAACTTTGAAGTTTGGTCTATCATATCAGAGGTATTATTGAAAGTCAACCATTGGCCTGGGTATTTTTGTTTCAAATATATTTCAAATGTTTGTGTGTCTTTATGCCAATCATAATATGATTGCATTTGGTTAACTAATAACAGAGTCCAATGCAAGTCACCATTACCATAAAGCTTTGTTGCAACGACATCGGGTCTTTCACCATCTTCTAATTCGTAGTACTCATAATCAACAATACTGTTAACTGCATTTTGTTCTATTGTAGACTTTCTAAAGAAGTCTTTAATTGTAATCCATTTACCATTTGATAATTTATAATTGGTTGTAGGAAAGTTCTTGAAAAATTCATTTGCCATTATTAACCACCATCTCCACTAGACGCTGCATTCGTAGCTGCAACTGTTTCTGACCTTCTCATTGCAAGGGATTTATTACCACTACCGATAGTCTTATCTGCTTTAGAAGATTTAGATATCTGTTGATAATTTTCTTGAGTGAGTATTTTAATTTCTGTAAATGATAAGGACATTGTTGAAGACACAGGGTATCCATCTTCAAATAATTTAGTTGAATGTTTAGCAGATACACTTGTACAAACCATAGGTAAGAAGTCATCAAACTGTTCTGCGATTGGGCCTTCCCAATATGCCTTAAAAATATTTGGATAGTTGAAGTAGTTCTCTACTGCAGTGTCCCCTTCTGCATTACTATATGTATCGGGTAACATTGCTGTTTTAAAAGCCCATATGATATCTTGAACTTCTTGTGATTCATATTTATTTCTAGGATAAAACTCGTAATCAAAACTAAAGTCTCTGAATCCTACTCCTTGAAACATTTGTTCTTCCATAGGATTCACTGCTCTTCCAGCAAGGAAATTACTTGCATCACCAACTATCATTGTTGCAAGAGAATCTAAACCTGTTTGTATTGCATTTTCTAATGCAGTTCCAACAGCCTGTAATGTTGACCCATCCATCTTACCATTGAAAGAATCTTTTATTTCTAATGCACTTCTAATACCTTTACCAACTCCAGTTGCTGAGTATTCTGCTTTAACATCATCTCCAACTTCACTTGGAACATATAATGCTATCTCTATGGTTTCAGATGATAGTAAGTTTTTATTGTTTTCTCCTTCTCTTGCAACCCTTGGTAATGTTTCAAAAATAATAAAATTTTCTACCCCATCCCCAATTGGATATTGTAACTCTCTCACCTTTGTTTCGGGGGAGGCCTTTGCATATTTTTTTGATTTCACTGATTGACGAGACTTTTCTAGACTTGCACGTCTATTGTTTAGTGTATTTTCAGCTTCTAATTTTTGTTGTGCTAATTTATCTGCAACACCACCAAGAGCAGACCCTTCAATGCCTTGGGTCACCATGTCTTTTAGGTCATAACCTGTTCCACTGATTTTTGCTTGTATTCCTTTAAGAGATTTAACTGCTTGTTTCCCTTGGTTTACTTTGTTTAGTATTTTGTTGATATTCGGCATTCAGAATCCCTATAAATAGTTCTTGTTAATTATGGTTACTGTTATTTATGGCATATTCGGGTAAGTTCAAACCAAAGAACTACAAAAAATACAAAGGAGACCCCACTAAAATCTATTATAGGTCTTTATGGGAGCGTAGATTTATGGTTTACTGTGATGAAAACACCAATATCTTAGAATGGGGTAGTGAAGAAATCATTATACCCTACATTTCACCCCTAGACAAGAGACCACATAGATACTTTCCCGACTTTTACATAAAATATAAGAATGCATCGGGTCAAATACTCCGTGAAATCATTGAAGTCAAGCCTAAGAAACAAACTAAACCCCCAAAACAACCAAAACGTAAGACACAACGTTACTACAAAGAGGTTGCAACCTATGTTATCAACGAAGCAAAGTTTAAAGCTGCAGAAAGTTTCTGCAAAGATAGAAAATTGGGATTCCGTATACTAACTGAAGACCATTTACTCCCAAAAAAGGTAAAGAAATGAAAAAATTATATGTGTTTGATTTAGATGGAGTCTTAATTGATTCCAAAAAGAACATGGAAACAGCATTCAACTCCTTAGAGACTGGTATGCCATTTGAAGATTACTTCAAACATATTGGTAAACCATTCAAAGACATCTTAACTGAGATGGGTATACTTACTGACCAAGATGAGTTGATGAAAATGTACAACAAAGCATCTGAAGAAAATGGAGACATGATAAAATTCTACAAGGGTGTAGAAAAACACCTTCAACATTTACAAGCTGAAGGTAAAAAATTAGCCGTGGTAACTTCGAAGTCACATCACCGAGCTCATGCTATTCTGCTTGAACTTGATGTTGAATTTGAAATTATATGCTGTCCGAATGAACGGTTTAGAGGGAAACCATCTCCCGACCAATTACTATATACACTTGCAGAATGTAATGTAGACCCAAAAGATGCAGTCTATGTGGGTGACATGCAAGTAGATATGGATTGTGCAGACAGAGCTGGTGTTGATTTTATTTACGCAGAATATGGATATGGAGATATAGAATGTTGTTGGAACAGAGCAAGTTCAATCGAGTCGGTTTAATACCTGCCCGATATGGTTCATCTAGATTTGAGGGTAAACCCCTTGCATTAATCTGTGGTGAATCTATGATTAAGAGAACCTATGACCGTGCATCGGCTTCGAAGAAACTAGACAAGGTCTACGTGGTTACGGATGATAATAGAATTGAATACCATTGTGAGATATTCAACATACCTGTAATAAGAGTTGACGATGATTGTGAGACTGGAACAGATAGGTGTGCAATTGCATCCGAACAAATAGATGCAGATATCTATGTTAACATCCAAGGTGACGAACCTTTGATTGACCCCGAAGCAATTGATAGACTATGTGATTATTTTAATCCTAATCTTGGTGTTGCAAATGCATACGTTACAGTCGAAGAACCTTACAAGGTCATGGACAACGATGTAGTAAAGGTTGTGTTTGATTCACATCATTGTGCAATGTATTACTCACGTCTTGGTATACCTTTCCCACGAGGTGAGGATGCAAGGGTACATCAACAACTTGGTTTATATGCATTCACTAAAGAACGTCTACAAGAGTTCTCTAAGTTGCCTATGCAAACTTTAGAGTTTGCAGAACGAATAGAAATGTTGAGATTCTTAGAACATGGATATAAAGTTCTAATGGTTCATGTAGAAGATGATGGTCTATCAGTAGACACACCTAAAGATATCAAACTAGTAGAGGATAGAATAAATGCATATAACTGAAGACCGCCTACGAGAAGCCTTTGAAAATAAATCTAAGGTATCAATACCAAAGATAGCGACTCTAGCCGAATGTAAACATTGGCATCCATATCACCCTAAGACATATGGAAAGAACTTATTAAAGTATATTCATCACATCAATGTTGCAGAGAATAAGACCGACGATGATTCACTGAGAAACGAAGCACAGAAACTAGTTTGGTTAATAGACCAATACAAAACAGTAGGGTTTTATTCTACACCACAAGCATGGATTAAACCAAACGATAGATGGAGAGTTCACCCAGGCTCTGTTCGTGTAAATGCTCTGATACAATGTAAAGCTTATGAAACAAAATTTGTTGTTTGGGATGACTCTAATTACTTACCTAACAATAAACAAATCACTTACGATGATTGGATAAATGAATTTCCAATCCCCGAAGGTAGAAATGCAGTGTTCTTTGATGTTGAAGGTATGATTGAGTTTCATATATCTGAAGACCGTCCCGAAATGTATGAGTACTACTATAGACTTAGAGAATTATATGAGGGTAAGAAACCTAGACTCATAGGAACCTGTGATGAAAGTATAAAACATCTATTCGGAAATGGTAGAGTTACCGTTACTGGTCATATCACTGAAGAAGACCTCGGGTCATTCCTAGAAATAAATCCATCTAATCGAGAAGTTATAGAAACTAATTTTAGTATTGTAGCCTAAAATACATAAATAGTTCTATGGTATCAAGAGTCTTATTGTCAGCAGTAGCAAAAATGTTACCCGAAGATGTAGAGTCGGGAACTGAAGATAGTCTTGAATGGTTTAGAAATAACGTAAGAGATATTAAACTAAGACCCGATAGAGTAATGGGTGGACTGAGTTCGGTTACATCTAGTGGTTTGAAACAAGGTAAAGTATACATGTTTCACTACGATGCTAAATGGCAAGATGAATTACCTTACTGGGATAAGTACCCAATAGTGATACCAATAGAACAATATAAAGATGGGTTCTTAGGTATTAATACACATTACATTGCACCTAGACATAGAACTGCATTACTCAGACCCTTATTAGAAGAGCTAAGAGGCAATACAATAGAGGGTGATGGAGATACTAGAATGGAAGTTGATTACAACATCATTCAGTACAATAATGATTTAAGGTTTGCAAAACCTTGTATCAAAAGATATTTAACAACACACATAGGTGCAAGAATAGTGGAAGTACCTTATCAACAATGGGAAGCAATATTGATGTTACCACTTGCAAAATTTAACGTCAACGCAAATACTGTGTATGCAGAGAGTCAAAGGAAATTCTAATGAGTATAACAATAGATACGTTTAAAGCAAATTTTGATGTAGGTGCAAGAGGAGACCTTTATGATGTTGCTATTCTAGCTCCTGCTGGATTAGGATTTCAGTTTTCTGCAGAAGACATGCTTAGATGTAGAAGTGTAGATATGGAAGGTTCATCTTTAGGAACTAATACAAGAGACCAATACAATTCGGGATATGAAATCCCCGACGGAACTGTAGACCAAGGTGGGTTTGTTGACTTAACCTTTATATGTGACCAATCATTTCATGACCGTGCATTAATTGAAGCATGGCATCGATGGATTTACGAAGCATCATACACAGGTGGTGCTGGTGGAACTCAAGGTTCTGCACAAATACCAGTCATGAAATATCTTGATGATTACATCGGACAACTTGAAGTGTATGCACTGAGAAAGGACGAAACTAAGTCTTTAAAATATACTTACCATGATGTATATCCATCATCATTCGACACTCAAAGCTTTGGTGCAGACTCAAGTGGTATACTAGAAATTAGTATGTCATTCCAATACAGACATTACGATACAGAATACATGGTAGAAGATAGGAAGCCAAATAGAAATTACACTGAGATATATGATGATATGGTATCAAGACAACCAAAACTTCCCGAAGCTTCTGCACTAAATACTGGAAGAAAGATTTTAGATTCTACTTTAGACGTATTAAAAGTCGGAAGTAGATTTAACGATAAAGTTGGTGGTTACCTTAATAAGTTATCATCACTTGACACCGCTGCCACTAAGTACAAAAACCTAGGAATAGGAAAGTTACTAGGTGGTGGTTAATTAATTATGGAGTATAATTATGGCCTTACCAATTCAGGCAACCCCCACATACACATGTGAACTGCCCTCAACTGGTACTGAAGTAAAATTCAGACCGTTCCTAGTAAAGGAACAAAAGATTCTTGTCATTGCACAAGAAAGTGAAGACCCGAAAACTACACTTAGTGCAGTTAAGGATTTGATTAATAATGTGACGTTTGAGAAAGTCAATGCAAATGAATTGACTATGTTTGACCTAGAGTACTTGTTCTGTAAAATCAGAGCAGTATCAGTAGGTGAAACAATTCCATTAAAGTTGGCTTGCATGGCAACTGACTGTAATGGAACTGGTGAAACAGTAGTTAACTTAGATGACCTAACAGTAACAGAAGATACTGGTGGTGACCCTAAGATAATGATATCAGATGACGTTGGTATTATATTAAGATATCCAAAGGTTAAAGATATGGAACAAATTACTACTGCTTCTGAAGACCAACAATCGATAGAAGTTCTTAAGGCATCAATCACACAAATTTTTGATGCAGAGAATGTCTACGATGAGGCTGATATGTCAGCTGACGATAAATCAGAGTTTGTAGAAAGTTTAACCTTTCCACAGATTGAGAAGTTGAGTGCATTCTTTAACGGTATGCCCAAACTTCAAGGTAAGATTGAATACAAGTGTAACACTTGTGGTAAGTTGAATGAGAGATTATTGGAAGGACTACAAAGTTTTTTTTAATAACCCTTTCTCATGAGTCGGTGTTTAATTTTTATAGCACCAACTTTCAACTAATGCAACACCACAAATACTCGTTAGACGAATTAGATTCAATGATACCTTGGGAAAGGGAAATCTATATTAAATTGCTCATGCAACATCTAGAAGAAGAAAAAGAACGTCAGAAGGCAGAACAAGCCAAAATGAGAAGATAACGTTTAATTAAAACTAGAGGATACAACAATGAGCGATATGGATAAATTTCAAGGCGACATGAGTCGTAACGAAGTAGAAATTGACTTGAAAAAGTTTATGAGTATGGTTTCTGAAATCGGTGATTTGAAACAGGAAATCTTTGAACTAACTCAAGAAGATAGAAAGAACCCTTGGCAGAAATGGATATTTGCAGCCAAGACAATTGATGCATGGAGAATTATACCTCGTGCATTCCTAGGTATTTATATGTACCTATTATATTATGCGACCTTTTGGTTTATGGACTTGGCAGACCCAACCCTTGAACAGTCGGGATTAATTTCCGTACTAGTGGGTGCTGGAGCTGCATGGTTTGGTCTATACACTTCAAGTGCAGCGAAAGAACACGGTGACCAAAACCCCAATTAGGAAAATCATAAATGGCTGAGACCAACGCAGATATAAAGAATTTTACAGAAGGTTTAATTGGAAGCTTGAACAGGGTAACAACTGGTCTTGCTTTCAAGCAGTCTGCTGAAATAATTAAAGCAAACGAAAGAATGAAAGAGTCTCAAGAAAGACTCGCTCGTAGGCAAGAAACACATCAAGAAAAGGTCGAAGCACAACAAGAAAAATTCGATAAGTCTCGTGAGAAGATTATGCAAAAACACGCAAATAATCAAACTCAACGAGACATAGAATTATACAAACTAGACAATAGAAGAAATGATGCAACTAAAGAATTGGTTGACGATTTTGATAAGTTTAAAAAATCATTAAGTGAAGGTAACGACTTAGAGAAAGACCACATCGAAAACCTTAAATCTCAAGGTAGTATGAATACTGGTATAGACGGAATGTCTTCTGGCATTGATGATATGGTTAAAGGTATTGAAGGTTTGACATTTGGTCTAGTAGACTTAAGTGGTAGTTCTAATAAACTAACTAATTTCTTTAAAGGGATTGTTAGTTTAGGTGTTGGTTTAATAAGTTTCTTAGGAAGTCTAGGTGAGACTGTTGTACTATTAACAGACCACTTAAAAGTCTTTGATAGAAAAATAAAAATTACTAGAACAGGGGGAGCGCCAGGTACAGTACCTAGTGGTATCACTGGCATGGGTGAAGATTTTGTTGGCCCTGTTAACCCCAATGCAGCTACATCATCAGAAGATATTATTGAATCATCGGTTGTTGATTTTGCAACCCCATTAGGTAAGAAAGCAGGCAGTTTCTTTAAAGGCATCAAAGATGGAATCGGTGGTGTCCTTGATACAGTAAGTCCACAAAACATCAAAAAGCAATTTGATGTTGCAACCAAGACATTTGCTAAAGGAGCAAGCATTGTTGCAAATGTAACACCTACTGAAAGTGAAGAACGAAGACCTCTCCAAGAAACATTGCCGGGCATGGAGAAATCACCCCAAGATAAATCAGCTGAGTTCCTATCTACATACAAAAGTGATTCTGTTCCAATAGAAGCAGCTGGTGCAATATCTGATATGTTAAATGGAATTAAAAATTCTCTTAGAAGTTCATTTTCGTTTGGTGATACAGACAAACAAGCAGAAGCTGGTGAGATGATGGAAGAAAATTTCTCACAGATGAAAGGTCATGCTGAAAACTTTAGAGGCTTAGTGTTTGGTGAAGGTTCTATGTTTGCTAAAATTACTGGTGGATTTGGAGATGCATTAAATTTCTATGGTGAGAGTGTTAATAAGGTAGGCAATACGGTTATTGGATTTGGGAAATCAGTTGGCCAGTTCTTCAGTAGTGGAGAAAATATGAAAGCTGGGGTGGCGTCTTTCGCTGCATCTTCATGGTCATTTCTTAAATCTGCATTAAAGTTTGTTCCTGCTGTATTAGGATTCGTTGTTGCAACCACTATGTTTGTGGGTTCAATGATTGTTGCATCCTTACCATTCATTGCAATGGGATTATTAATTGCAGTTGGAGTTGCTTTACTCGTTGGAGCTGTAGTTGCAGTATTTAATAAGTTCCCTATCATAGGTGAGACTTTATCTACAGTATTTGGTTTTGTATTTGATACCATTAGTGGTATAGTCAATGTTATTATGGATGTCTTCAGCAATATATGGGGAGCCATAACAGACATCTTCGGTGGATTCATCGATATGTTTAGCGCTGCATTCAGTGGTGATTTTGGTGGTATTTTTGATGGTCTAATGAAGATAATAGGTGGAGTCTTTGATTTATTCTTAGCACCATTTAGAGCAATCTTCGATGGTATAGCAGGATTTGTTAATTCACTATTACCCGATTGGGCAAAAGACATGTTAGGGGGTGATACTGCTTCTGCAGAAGAGAGTGGTCTCTACGATAAAAACAGAATAGGTAAATCTACTGTAGATGCATCTATGATATCTGGCGCTCCAACTAAAGACTTAATGGCCATTGTTTCACACAATGATTTATCTGAAGAAGACATGGCACTAGTTAAGGCAGAACTTGATTCAAGGAATATAGGTCTTGAAGGTACTCCTATGACTGGTGAAGAATTAAAAGAACAAAGAGAAGCATCTAAAGCTGCAATGGATGGTGGAACACAAAACAACACTGCAGTTGCACAACAAAACACTAATAACAATGTAACTAATAATGCATTCTCACAATCACCTAATCCTAGACCAACTGATTCTACAATTGGAAGAACTGCAGCTGTAAATCTAAATTAATTCAGGCCCTTTAAGCATATCTGCTTTAGTCATTGCCTTTCTGTTATATTTTGTTTTATCTTTTTGAACTTGAGTAAGTCCATGTGAAGGTGTAACCTTTCTAACCTTTACTTCAGTTTTTTTACCAAAGATAGTATCCCAGTTATCTGAGTATAATTTCTCGTTAGAATTCCTACGTTGTGAACCCTTGCCACCGTGCCATTGTTTTGCCATGTCATCAACCTAACGGCCCTCTAAATCCACGTCGTCCCATTGATGCTCTTTTTGCATCTAACTTCTTACGTCTCTTCAAGTCTTGGTTTCTTTGATTCCTAATTGTATTAGGTTTGATGTGATACTTTCTATCACGACATTCTTGAACTATACCTGCTTTCTCACAATCCTTTTTGAATCTGCGAAGTAGTTGGTCGAACCCTTCTACGTTCCGATTCTTTGGATTTATTTTAGGTGTTACACTAGGCATAATTATTCTCTAATAGATGTGAAGTCACCCCACGCTTTACAGCAACCCGTTCTTCACCGACCAATCCGCTATATGCTATTGACCTTTCCCTTACTGAGTACCCCCAATCATTTTCCACGGTCTCAGTGTGTAGTCGTCTTATTTTCAAGGACACATTTTGAATAAACACGACTACCCCATTGTAAGAAACTCAACTACTAACTATCAGCAGCCAGTTTCTTAAAGTAGTCCATCGCATCATCTTCTTCCACTTGGGGAGCAGATTCTGCTGATGCAACTACAGGTTCTTCTGCAACTGGAGACGTGTTAACATCTGACCATGGAAGTTCTTCCATATCATCTGCAACTGACTCAGCTGTAGAGTTAGTTACTGCACCTGTTAATCCAAGAACTCTATCGAGTTTCTCTTTTAACTCTTCGTAAGATTTAAACTCACTTGGTGCAATAATTCCACTTAAGCTATGTAGGTTGTTTACCACATCTACAAGCTTTTGCTCATCATCAAATAAAGGTGCTTGTGAATCGAACTCTGATTTATCATAGTTCCAGTATCCGTCAACTTTTCTGATTTTAATCTTGAAGTTGGCACCTTCGTCTCTGAGGTCAAAAGGATTGATTGCTTTCTCATCTTCAAATGCTGGTGAGATTGCTTCCTTGAGTGCTTCAAAGATTTTTTTACCATATCTGTACTTAAACACTTTACCTTCGTTAGCAGGATTTTTAGGGTCTGAGATAACAAGGATGTTAGACACATAATGTAAACGTCTTTTCTGTTTACGTGCTTGGTCTTTGTTTGCCTCAACACCAGTATTCCATAACTGAGTATTGTATTCAGACACAGGGTCTTGTTTATTAAGAGTCGTTAAAGACTTCTCAATATACCATCCACCTGGCCCTTGGAAACCGTGGTCGAAGTATGATACCCATGGCATCTCTTCACCCTCGGGGGTAGGTAAGAAACGAACTACAGCGTAACCGTTACCACTCTTATCGAGTTCGGGTTTCCACATAGTGTCGTCTGAGTAGGATTTTTTTTCTCCGCCTGTTGGGGAAGCTGTTTCCATTGCAGCTCTTAATTTATCTAATGATGTTGACATTGTATTCTCCTATTGTATTGCATCGTATAGCATTTTATCATGTATAGAAACCTTAGTTCCTATACTCCTATTATAGTATATTTCTACTAATCCTACTAGAGGGTTTTTAAAATATACTTTGTATTTATGTATTCTTAGACTTTAACTTTTTATACATACTAGTGTATGTCCTTTGAAACGCTTCTATAAGCATAATTCAACCAACACCT